CTCTGCCAGCCGAAGGCGTGGCGCGTGGTCCACATGACCATCAGGCTCCCTCCCTCGTGACCCATGCAGTGACAATGCCTTCCTCCGAGGTGGTGCCGAGGATCGTCCATCCGAACTGCCTCAATTTGTCCACCTCGGCGAGGAACTCGGCGTGGTCGTCGGTCTTGGCGTAGGTCTCCGCGAACGGCTTGGTCACGATGGAGTTCCACACGGCGACGATTTCGTACCTCATGCGTACTCCCTCCTGCGGAGCCAGGCATCGCGCTCCTTTCTGGCCGCGTCCCTGCGCATGGCTTCTATGCGGGCTTCCTCGGCCTCGATCTCCGCCTTGTAGTCGTCGGAGTACTCGGTGTCGACGATGGCCCTGCATCCGGGCATGGAGCAACGGACGACCATGCCGATGGTACGGTCGCCCTCCTTGAGGGCCTCCGCCTGGAGGTACATCCCACCGCATGCCGGGCATGCGTGGCTGATGACGGTGCGTCCGCACATGGCGAGCCTCTGTCCGAGGTAGTCCGCACCGACGTGGTCGGCGATCACTGCGATCCCTCCCTTGCCTTGAGGCACTCGTTGTAGCATGTCTTGACCACATCGATGGGCCATGTGTCCATCTGACCATGCTCGGTCGCGTAGCGTCCGATGATGCCTGCGATCTCCATGTCCATGTCGGTCCATGCCCAGCGGGTCATGGTCTCGATGAGGATCCTGCGTTGCTTCTCGCGGGGGTCGGGCGTGGATGACTTCTTGGATGCGGTCTTGATGCGGTCGGCCTCTGCGTAGATCTCCTCATTGGAGTAGCTGTCGATGTCGTCGAGTGCGAGGGCGCCGATGTCGAATGTGGACTTGTAAAAATTCTTGATCAGATTGGTGATGACCTTTCCAGTACCCTTGTCGCCGTTGTCCATGGCCTCGCCGAGTGCTTCGTACTCGATGACCTCCGAGGGGTTATCGGCGTTGATGATGCGGAATTTCGCGCTCGCGTAGAAATGAACTGTCTTCTCGCCGGGGTTCTGAATCCTGTCGAGGTCGATGTCGTAGGGTCCGACGTGGATGATGCCGGCCTCGACGCATGCTGACCTCACTCTTGCGCGCATGGTGTCGATGGTGATCGACTTGTAGGTCGAGTTGGACAGGTCCTGCTCCCATGCCTGGGACCCGAGAATCTCGCACGCCTTGACGATGCGCTGACAGATGTTGAGGGTGTCGCTCACTGCGATCCCTCCTTGGTCTCGGGTATGTGTGTGTATATGTATGGTGTGTGTGTGCGCACCAAATCGTGTCTGCCCTCGGCGACGAGGGCGAGTTTGATGGCGGGGATGTCGAGGATCAGGACGCCCTCTGCATAGGGTGACTGCTCTGCGTAGATCGATGCTTCGAGCGACTTCCACATCCTGTCGAGGACGGGCTTGGACACGATCGTGTCCGATGTCATCATGATCCTTGTGTAGACCGACCGGTTCAACGGACGGTTCGACTCCCTCGGATCGATCTCCAATCCGACCCACAACGCAGGGAGCACGTCACGGGTCAGCGTCTTTTTTGCTGGCATTTTTCAACCTCTCTTTCAGGCAAAAAACGCACTTTTTCGACGGATTTTCGATTAGGATGTATTACACATGTAATACCTCCGTTTGAAAAATGACGTCGAATCGCTTGGATTTTGCCTATTTTCCTAATTGTCGTTCTGATATTTATAAGGCACGGTGCGGTTTATTCCGCCCGGATCGTGCCTCTCATTATCGCAGATAGACCGTCCTGCGCAGCGTGCATTTTGCTCGGATCGGCGTGGACGTAGCACCGGAGCGTCGTCGTGATGTCGCTGTGGCGCATCAGGCGGCGGACGGTGTCCAGGTCGGCCTCGACGATATTGACGAGCGTCGACGCGTACAGTCTCCGGAGCGCATGGGTCGTGACCTTGATGCCGACACGCTCTCCGAGGGCGTCCATCCACATGTAGATCCTGTTGGGGACGACTCCCGTCCATTTCCCGGCCCTCTCGACTTGGATCAGCTTCGCGTCGGATCTCGGTCCGCTGCCTTTCCATCTCCGGTAGGCTCTGATCTCGTCGGCGACCATCAGAGGGATGTCCATGATCTGGACCAATCCGTTCCCGTGGCCTTTTCCGCGGATCGTCATCTTGTGCGCGCGGAGGTCTATGTCGTCGTCCTCCAATCCTGCGATCTCCGCTCTCCGGAGTCCCATCAATGCTCCGAGGACGAGGATCATCCTCTCGGTCGGCTCGGCCGCGTAGTACAGCCGTCCGTAGTCCTCGACGGACAGCCACACGCGGTCCGGCTCGTAGCGGTTGCGGAGGATGTCCATCCTCTTGATCCAATGCGGGCATCCGTAAAAATCGGACATCCTCGACAGGTATCCAATCTCCCGGAACCGCACCTCGTCGCTCTTCGTCTCTCCGAGTCTGTCGTACAGCCAATAGACGTCGTCCTCGGTGATCTCCTCGATCCTTGTCGGCCTTCCGTCCTCGGACAGCGTCCGGAGGAGTCTCATGCAGACGCACCTCGTCTGCTTAAGCGTCAACGGCCTCCTTCCATGGAGGTCGAGATATTGGATGTACTCGTACACCTGCGAGTAGTCGACTGTTGTCATGTGCATCTCTTTCCTCCCATCCCTTGGGGTTTTCCGACGCACACACACATATCACATACACATATCGCGATTTTAAGCATCCGCTTATATATCGGTAGCGTGTAGAGATATGCGGTGCAAATCGGGGTTCGGTCCTCGGGGGCGTCCGGTTGGATTTTGCCGTCTTTTTCGGGCGCCCGCACCCATGCACTCGGCATGTCAAATCTCTCTTGATCCCTGATGGGATCCCGGGGCCTGACTGGGGAGCAAGGCCCCGGTGTTCGTTTCATCTTGTGTATCTATGATTCTTCGACATCGGCTTAAAGCCATCGCCTTCAGAGCTCGATGGAGTACACTCCGAACCCCTGGTCGAGGTAGTATAGGCACTCAAGGGGTGCGGCCGCGTCGATGTCCTCTCCGACGACCTTCTCTCCGATCCTCGCGTACAGCCTTGCCGCATCCTCGTTGTCCGGCGCGGCGTAAAGGGCGTCGAAGTCTCCGAGGATCTCCCTGATCGCGGCGGTTCCGATGCCCTGTCCGCGGAATCCCTCGTCCACGTCGATGCGCTCCAGGTATGCGGAGCCGTCGTCGAACTCCTGGACGATGGCGCGCACATGCTCGCCGGTGTAGGTCCTGAAGGTTCCCTCGTCCTCGTAGGTCTCGGTGGTGTAGTCCATGTCTTTTCTCTCCTTGTTCCGGGTGTTCCCGTCTAATTACTATATGGCAATTCCAGTATATATAACTATTTACCAAATAGCAATTACTCTTTCCTCCGCCTCTGATCCGGCACTCCGACCTTGCGTCTGGCCTTGGCGAGGTAGGCCATCGCCGTGGTCGGCGTGACCTCCCGCCTGGCCATCCTCGACATGCTCGCCGACATGGACGGAACATCCTCCCCGGAGTCCGTCAGGGCCATGGCGAGGGCCTCCATGGGCGATAGGCCGGAGTCGAGGATCAGGTGCGTCATGGCGATGCGCACCTCGTCCTCGCTGGCCGTTCTCAATCCCTCCTGACCTCGACCGCGCTGTCGTAGGTGTCGTCGCCCATGCCGACGCGGACCGCGAAGCATATGATGTCCTCGTCCTCCGGGATCTCGTCGCCGAAGCTGCGGTCGAGCCATATCTGCACGGTCTTCCCGGCGATCCTGACCTGCACGGTGTCGCCGTCGGGGTCGGTGACTCCTCCGACGATCTCCCCTGCCTCGAGGATCTGCTCGATGGTGTCCATCGTCGGCGCGCCGTTGCCGGGGCAGACGGTCTCGCCGAGTCCGTCCTCCCACACGCCGACGGGCGACTCGTCCTCGTCCAGCTTGATCCTGCACTCCTGCGAGTCCTCCACGGTGGCCGGGTGGACGTCCTGGCGGACGATGAAGCCGTCGCGGTCCATCAGGACCGCGAAGCACTCCATGTCGCCGCCGACGCTCACCGCGACGACGACGCAGTCCTTGAGGATCCAGCAGTTCTGGCCCTCGATCAAATCCATCTTCTCTGCGATCTGCTCTCCGTTCATCTTCACTCCTCCTCGTCTTCCTCGTCATCGGCCTCTGCGCAGGGTGTCCTCGCGCGGATAAGGCCGCTCTCCTCGACGACATCCACGATCTCGTCGACCAACTGACCGTCCTCGTCGTACTCGCAGACGACGATCTCCCTTCCGCCGGTCTTGCGCTTGAGGTCGCTGCGGGTGCATCCGTCGAGGATCTCCAGCGCGGCCTTCTTCGCCTCCGCGAAGTTCGCGTAGGGTCCGGTCACATCTGTGTCCATGTCCGAGTAGCGGTCTTCGACCATCAGGATCCTCTTGTCTTTGTATGTCATGCTCGGTCCTCTTGCAGGTCTCATTCCCTGCAATTACTATATGGCAATTCCAGTATATATAACTATTTACTACATAGCAATTACAAACATTCCACTTTACATCCGAATGAAAAGTTGTGAAAAATTCGGAGGACACGGCCCGGCACGCGTTCCATCTTGGGCCGTGATAAGGTCCCGGGAGGTCCAATCCCGGGTTGATGCCCCCCGTAGGGGGGGGGGAAGGGGTTTGCTGTTCAGGTTTCCGGATCCCGATCACTGCTCGGGTTTCTTGGCCCTTGCGACGTCGGCCTTGGCTTTATCGCGGATCGACTCCACGAAAGGGAGGGCGAGGAACTTGGATCCTCCCAGACCGATGATGGCGCTCACGACGAGGGCCATCGAGTTGCAGAGTCCGGCGGTGACCTGGACTCCGCTCGCGTCGGCATACCACCCGATCATCGCGAGAGATGCGACGACGCAAATGGCGACGATCAGGATGTTAGACGACAGATACGATATGCCGTAGGTGATCTTGCCGCCGTTCTTCCTTGCGACCTCTTTGTCCTGCTCGTAAAACCCGGGCAAAGATACCGCGAAGGTGCAGATCAGCCCGATGACCATGGCGATGACCATGGTGACCGGGATGAACTCGGCAGGAACGCCGAGGACGTAGTTTGCTGCCGCTTCGATTTCTGATGCCATTTTATCGACTCCGATTACGAGGACGATCTCACAGCCGACCATGACGGCCCGGACCTCCCACACGACGCGGGAGGTCAGACCGCGTTCGGCCAGTGCGATCAGGCCTGGCCGTCCCCAGGGCCTTTCTTGCCCTTGTCCAGCCTCTTGAGCATCGCGACGCGGATGGCCTCGCGCTTCCAAATGGCCAGTGCGATCATCGCCAGAACGAGGGTTCCGAGGCAGATGGCGAGGACCTGTGTGGTCGGGTCGTCGAATCCGGTGGGTGCAGGAGCCGGTGTCGGCTCGAAGACGGCCTGGATGTCCTGGTCGGAGGTCACGGGCGCGGAGAAGTCGTGATCCCATGCCACGAAATCGTAGCCCTCCTTGACGGGGATGGTCTTGGGCTCGGTGACGAGCTCTCCGTGCTTGACGGACTGTGCGGGCAGGATCTCCTCACCGTCGGCGTAGAAGTGGACGGTGTAGACGGCAGGCTCCCAGACCGCGACCAGAGTGGTGTCGGCGGCGACGGACTCCGCGAAGGCGGAGAGGTCGCTGATGACCTCAGTTCCGTCGGACCAGCCGAGGAAGGTGAATCCCTCCTTGGTCGGAGCTGAGGGCAGGACGATGCCGTAGACGGTGTGAGAGTAGGTTGTGGTGCCGTCGACGATGAAGGTCAGGACGGGGTTGTGGGCGTAAACCGCGACATATGCCGTGTTGCCCGTGACGGTCGCCTCGGCAGCGTCCGAGGCGATGACGACCTCAGTGGTGTTCTTGAGCGCCCATCCGACGAAGCACCGGCCATCGACGAACTCGATGACCTTTCCGGCTCCCTTGGTCTCGGAGACGACAGGGAGGGCGACGGTCTGGCCGTAGCTCTTGGTGTTGTCCGAGGAGATGACGGTGCCGTCCTTATAGGTGAAGCTCACGGTGTAGACATCGACCGTGATGTAGGCGTAGAGGTTCGCGCCGGTAACGACTCCGACGGAGTAGGTGGATCCTGCGGAGTAGACGTTGGCGGGTGCGGTGCCCTCGACGATCTCGGAGGTGGACCATCCGTGGAAGGTCTTTCCGGCAGGGATGGAGTATCCGAGAGTGGCGAGATCCTTGAGAGTAGTGGGGATCGCAGCTCCGGTGCCTGTGACCGTGTCGTTGACGACGGTGGTACCGATGTGATATACGACGGTCGCAGTGACCGCCGGCTCGGTCGGGGTCTCCGAAGTCTCGGATCCGGAGTCCGCTGCGCCGTCGCCCTCCGCGTAGGCATCGCCCATGACGGCGACACCTGCGAACGCGGCCAGAAGGACGACGCTCACGACCAAAAATGCGCATTTGGTGTTCATTTTCTCATCTCATCCGCGTGAGAGGGCCACGGATAAGAATGATTGAGTTTTTGGGGGTATATAAACGAAATCCGATATTCAGCGATCGGAGTCGGTTTCCTGCGTCCTCCGCATCCGTTTCGCCTGCCGATAAGCCCTCTTGATACGCTTGGCTCCCGCCGGTGTCGTCGCATATCCGAGGAGCGCCTGCTCCGTCCTCGGCTTGGATCTGCGCTCGGCCATCGGACTCCCTCGACCGGATGTAGACACGGTTGACCGTGGTCTTGTAGTCCTCAACGGCCTGCGCGTAGCGGGGATCCTTGAGGCACATCTCGGAGATGATAGAGGTCTTGATGTCCGCGACCTTCTGGCGCGCCTCCCGGACCTCCGGGTCGCTCTTGACCGATGCTTCCATCACGGCCAGCAACTCCGCGTTCGCATCGTGTTTGGGCTGGGCTTCGAGGGTCTTGACCTTGGCTTCCAGCTCGTCCATGCGCTTGATCAGATCCGGCAGATACACGCCTTTTTTCATCAGCTCGGAGAAAGCCGTGTAGTTGTCGGACTGCTGCTCGTAGGTCAGTCCCGGCGCCGATGCCGTTGCAGGGGACTGCATGCCCTGGAGGGCCTTCATGACGTTGCTGTACTGCTCCATCCTATCGCCTCTGTGTGGGGTTTGGAGGCCCCGCAGGGCCTCATATGTCCGGCATGGATGCGTCGGACAGGTCAGGAGAGCGATCCGGTGCCGGTGAACGCGGTGGCTCCGGCGGTTCCCTGAAAGCTGATGGCGTCCTTGTTCGCGATCGCGTTGAGGATCGCCAGCGTGTTGGCGTTGTCCCTCTGCTCGGACAGCTTGTCGCGGAGGGACTGGATCTCGCGCTGGTCCTCGCGAGACTTGATCTGGCAGAACTGGTCGGCCAAGTACGCGTTCTGCGCACTGAACAGGCTCTGCATGAGATTGTCCTGGGCAGATGCCGTGGACTGGACGAGGTACCTGACATCCTGGATATCGGCCCTGGTCTGGCATCCCTGACGCTCGATGTTGAGGTTGGTCTGGCAGCAACAGTCCTGGATCTTGCCCTGGAGGTTGCAGCAACACGACTGGACCGCGTTGATGATCGATCCCTGGTTGACGGCGATCTGCTTGTCCACGCCTGCGAGCGCGGAGGTGATCTGCCCCTGGGTGCAGTTGAGAGTCTGCGCCAGCTGGCTGATCGCCTCGCGGTTGCCTCCGATGGCGTCCAGCATACGCGAGTAGTTGGCTTCGTTGACCACGGTGCGGTCCACTCCGGCCACGTCGCGGTTCGCGCCCCCGAAGAATCCCGAACCGCCTCCGAAGCCCATGATCAGGATCAGGAAAAGGATGACCAGCATCCCGCCGTCTCCGCCCCATGCGCCCTTTTCTTTGCAATCATTGAGCATCGCGATGATGCCCGGGTCCACACCCTTGTTCGCCAGCATGCCGATAAGGGCCCCCGTGTCGATAGAATCTCCCATCTTTTCACACTCCATTCTTTTGATGATCTCGTCGGTGTCGCGACCGATGTCGGAGATCATGTCATGCTCCCACTGCTCGTGGTCATCGGTCTCATACGTCTCCCCTGCCCGTTTCCGGGCATGTAAAAAATCGGGACGGAGGTTTAAAAGGGGATTTTAGCGAGGCTTTAAGGATGGTCGGACGATTCGCGGTAGGTGTAGGTCGGGAAACGTTGCTTGGAGCATCTCTAAATGTGCTTGCACGCCCCGGCACGGCTGTAAACGGCGAAAAGATCCTTGTTGCAGTACGGACACAAACGCGGGATCTCACCGCGATCATCGTACATGAGGGAATCTAAGTTTCCTTGTTATTTAACTAAAATTCGGGAACCGGGGGAGTGAATCCCCCGTTAAGGCGTTTAGAGTCCCGGATACTCCGGGTAATCGGCTTCCGCAGGGAAGCCTGGTTGCGTCTTGGTGGCACGGACGGCCATCTTATAGGCCCTCAATGCCTTCACGCGCTCGGACCAGTCCTCGCCCGATGCGATGTAGTCCTCGGCCTTGGCGATGTCGATGTCCGCCGCATCCAGCTTCGCGGACCTCTCGATCCTGCGGAGTTCCGCATCCCATACGGCTCCGTCCGGGAGGATCCCGGCGCGTATGAGGTCGTATTCCCCTGCTTCGAGGCGGTACTGCGTGTAGACGCATCCCATACGGCTCTCGCCACGCTCGTCCTCGATGGTCTCCGTGCGCGGGTTGCGGTTGACGAGGACCATGGTAGGCCCTGTGATGATCTCTGGCGGTGTCGTTGTGCTTCTTGCTTCGATGATCTCCATTTATACTCCTCCATCAGTGGATAAACCGTTTGCTTGCCCAGATAGTGGCCGTTGCACCACTCCAGGCATCCGTTGTATGCTGCGAGGACTCCGCGATCGTGCAGATCGGGTTCGTGCCCCTCGGCCCATTTGCGGCGTATGCGTCTGCATGCGCGCTTGAGTCTTATCTTGGTTCTTTTGCGCAGGAGGCAGTGGTCGGGGAACGTGACGTATCCGACCCAATCGACCCCCTCGGTGACCGGGCGGATGCACCAGTTGTCCTTGACCTCCAATCCCCACGGTGCGATGATCTCCCCGATCTTCCGGAGCGCACGGCGGAGCCACGGCTTCGACCACCCCAGGATGATGATGTCGTCCATGTAGCGGAGATACCACCGGCAGTGGAACTCCTCCTTCATGTAGTGGTCCAGGTCGGACAGATAGAAATTCGCGAAATACTGCGACGTGTAGTTCCCGATCGGGAGACCGCCGTAGGGGTACTCGTAGATGATCCGGGCGCACAGGTCCAGAACGTCCTTGTCCTTGACACGCGCCTCGATCTTGTCCATCATGACGTCCTTGTCGATGGACGGGAAGAATTTGCGGATGTCCAGCTTGAGATAGTACTTGGCTTGCGGGTCGCGGAGATACTGCTTGAGTTTGGTCAGACCCTGATGCGCTCCTCTCTCCGGCAATGCCGCGTAGGTCTGCGGGATCAGGTTGCGCATGACCATATCGTGAAGCACCTGCATCAACGCCCAATGGATGATGCGATCGGGATAATAGGGGAGGTCCGCCACCTCACGGGTCTTCCCCTTCTCGTGGATCTCGAACATCCTGTAGGGGGATGTGTGGTATGTCCCGTCGACGAGCATCGTCTGGATGCTCTTGATGTAGCGCTCCGGGTCCTCATCGACCTTCCGCACGTCCGGACGATGCGTCTTGCCCTTACGGGAGTTCTGGTAGGCACGTTTGATGTTGTCGTAGCTTACGAGCATTTCCCAGATGTTTCCGAGTCTTTTCGTCATGTTCTCCGCCTTTGTGCTTTGAGCGTCCTTTCCCTTTCGGTACTAAACCGCTTTGTGCATAGTCTATTTCGGCGAGGGCCGAGGTCATGGGCGGATTGGATGGTGTTGAGGTTTTACAGGATCGATGGTCCTGTGGCCCAAAGGCCAGACGCGCCCCAATGTTCGAGTTGGAGTTGGACAGGGAATTGTTCGCATTCAGGTAAGAGGGGCCGGCATTGCCATTCGACACATTGTCCGAATTGCCCCCGACGTTACCGAGGAACCCCCGAGGTGCGCGTCACTTCCGCTCTGACCTGTCCTCCGTTTCCGGATGGACTGTGATGGATGACGGGGCTGGCGCCCCGATGATGGTTTAAATGATTTGGATAGGAGGTTGCTTTAGTCGCGCGAGGACGCGCTCACAAGTCGAATACAAAGGCCAGACGCGCCCCAAGGCTCGAGATGGAGCTGGACAGGGAAGCGAACGCATTCAGGCAAGAGGGGCCGGCATAGCCAAGCGACACATAGTCCGAATAGCCCCCGACGCCACCGAGGAATGTTCCATTGGCCGACAACAGATAGTCGCACTGGTATGTCGTGCTCGATCCGCCGACGTTGTTCGGCATTCCCCACCACGGTCCCGCCGTTTTCGCGCTCTTCTGCCATCCGGACGATGTGACGAGCGGCATGCTGACCTTGTTGTTGACGTCATCCGTAGGCTTGGAGTTCTGTCCTGCGTACATCCATCCTTGGATGTTAACGAAATCGTCGATGAACTCGAACTTGTACCCCCACGGGTTCTCGATTAACGCCTTGACGCTGTGCGACGCGTCCGCACTCGCGACGGTGCATCCTGCCCAGAGCCCCATTTTGTTGCATAGGCCCTGACCTGTCGAGCCTTTGTACGGGAATCCGCCCTGTCCGATTGCACGCTGGCCGTTGAAATCCTTGGCGGCGAACAGACATAGATGCCACCAATCTCTCCATTGGTGGAAATTCCAGACCATCGCCTTCCCGTTCTTCACGGTGTTCGCAGCTGCATAGGTGCGGAAGGTCGGACGAGTGATGTTCGCGGATGATGCCTTGCCGGACAGGGACATCAGCTTGGAGCCGTTGACGTAGCCTTCGTAGACCCCGATAGCCTCGTACTCGTAGGTATGGCCGTCTATGGTCGCGCCGTAGGCCACTCCCGACTTCGCGGTGTCTCCGATCGTCACGGAGTTGGCCGACCCTTTGCGATATAGCGCAGGGAAGCAGAACATTGTGTTCTCGGTCGTGATGGCCGATGATCCGCTCGAATCGATCCACTTCTTGGAGGTCGCATTCCACACGGAGATCACCTGCGTCAGATCCTTCGGATTGAGGCGCTGATGGAGGTTTCCTGCAGAATCGAATGTCGCGTAGAAGCATTTGTTCAGATACGGGTTGGATGATGATCCATCCTCATTCATGTCCCATGAGCCGACGGTCTGACACGCTCCCAATGCGCTCGGAGGCGAACCGACCGGCGTGAAACCTGCACAATCGTCGGAGTAGGTCAAACAACCCCTGGGGTCCGTCGCGAACGTGGACGCGTTGAATGCCATGCTGAACACGATCGATTTTCCGACCGTGATGCTTTGAAGCAGGCGGTCGATCGTGACAGTGGCCGAGGCACCGTTTGCTGTGAACGTCCAGACGGAGCCGGTGGCCAATCCGCTGAATTGGGCCAATCCGTTATTGTCTGCGACGACCGACATGGAGTTGGACCCGGAGGTTCCGACAACCGTCGTTCCTGCGTCCGTGTAGACCTGCACCACAGTCTTGATGTCCGGATACTGGAAAAGGTCGAAATAGACCCAAACGACCCCCGTGGATGTCGCGGCGACCGTCTGCGGATCGTCGTTGTAGTAGCTGCCCTGGTGGGTCAGCGTGACCGTGTACATCAACCCCGAATCTACGAGCAGATCCGCCCTTCCGGTGCTGTCCGCTGTGGCTGTGAAGCTCTTTCCGGTCGCGGTAACGGTCCATGATGCTGTCCCCAGATTGAGGCGGTCGATGGTGTTGATGGATAGATGCAGCAGACATTTCCCGGCGGGGACGGTTTTATTCCCGCCCCCGTAGAACGCGCCGACGATGGTCATTCGACGACCTCCGTCCAGTCGTCCATGAGCATGTCCGTCTGGCTGGCCAGCCAGGGGACCATCTCGCCCCGGACCGTCCTCATGTAGATGAACGGCAGGAACGGCGTCCCGTCCGCAGCTTCGACGCCGGGCTGGAGGCTGATCCACATCCTCTTCCCGTTCCATCCGTCTCTCGCATACCTTTTCTCCGGAGTCTTCTTCAGACCCTCTAAAACCTCTCCGAAATTCATTCGTTCTCCTCCTCGTAAGACGGGATGTCCGTCGGAAGGCGTTTCATCACGTCGCGGAGCGCTCTCGCGTATCCGCGCCAGTACTCGGTGTCGGTCTCCCCGACCTCCGCCTCCATCCTCTCGATGGTGCGTCTCACGACCTCGATGGGTCCAGATGCCATCACTCGGCCTCCGACGTCTCCCACATGACCGCGGGAGCGAGGTCGATGGTCGGCTTGGATTCGATGGCCCGGACCGTAATTGTCTTGCCGTTGATCGCGGAGACGCTGATGATGGCGTTGGCCATCTCCAGCACCTGCGCGTCGCTCATGCCCTCATGGGCGCCGATGACCGCATTGACAGGCACGGTGGTCAGCGTGGCGGTCTGCGTCCACGGCCCCGACCCTTGCCAGCCGGATGCGGGCAGATTGATCACCTGATGCAGATGGAATCCCCCTATTGACAGTCTGATCGGCAGATCCTCGTCGGGCTTGACTGACAATGCCCAGATGCGGATGTGCCGGTCGGAAACGATTTGCGGCTTGAGGGTCGCGTCGTATTCGGCGACCCTCTGCTCCAGTGTTGCGATGTGGGCGACGTAGGCCAGCACATCGGTGTCGGTCATGATCCCGGGGGTCACGAGGTCGTGATAGTACGGCCCCGTTCCCTTCCACGCATCCGCGAATAGAGTCGCGGAGTATGTAACGAGGATCTTTCCTGCCGGGATCCTCTCTCCAATCCCGCCCATGGCGGTGTATAGCGTCCAGAAATTGGACTCCCACCTCTCGAAATCCGCGAAGGAGACGGTGCGGTTGTAACCCCACGCCTCCTCGATCCGGATGGCGACTCCGATCTTGGAGGCGACCGCCGCCAGAAGGTTCTCCAGCTTCTGCGCCTCGTCGTAGCGGAACTGGTGCTTGCGCTGGACCTCGATGAACTCGACGTTCGGGATCTCCGCCTCGGTCGCCAGGGCGTTGGCGTTGAACTCCACGCGGTTCATGTCGAGCCATGTGAAATATTCGTTCGGGTCCCCGTCCCATATCTTGCACATCAGATGCGGGAGTGTCATAGCGCAGCCACCCCGATGGTCACGGCGGTCGACGGCTTGGCCAGCATCGCGCGGATCGTCACGGTCGCACCGCTGACGGCGGATACGTGCATACCGCAGTCAGACACGGCCTTGGCGGACGCGTTGTCGCTCCCGCTGACCTGTCCGCACATGGCGGTCCTGACTGTCTTGCCCATCCCCACCTGTGCGGTCCATGGTCCGCTTCCGGACCATGATCCTGCGGAGATGGTGACGGTCTTGAGCGTCGGGAGTGGTCCCGTGATGATGCGCAGGACGAGGTTCACGGTCGGCTTGATGCCTAACGCCGTGAACTTCACACGTCCGGCCTGGACGACCTCCGCACGGATGACGGCGTTGAACTCCGCCACGCGAGCATCCACGCTCATGGTGTGATCTCCGTAGACCAGGAGGTCGTCTGTAGGCGTTATATCGCTGGCCACCGCCAGCGTCTGTGTGTACGGCCCCGTCCCCGACCATGCGGAGGCGGACAGGGTGTACTGGCGCGAGACGATCTCCTTGAGTCCCACGCTCACGAGGCACGACTGCCCCGTGGTCGCAGGATTGGGCGATAGACGGATCGCAGTGATGACCGCTCCTGTGATGTCCGCGCTCATACTCCGATTTCCTCGACGCTGATCAGATGCGGGGTCTTGTACCGGTCCAATCCCATGGACCAGGACACCTCGATCGTGTTGACCCCGACGGATGTCGCGTTGAAACGGAACCGCCCGGTCTTGCCGTCCGCGTCGATGCTCATGGTCCCCGCTTGCACGGTGGCGCCGTCCTGCGCCAGGATGCGGTAGGACGCTTCGTCGACCTTGCGGTCGGGGTCCTTCGGGTCAGAGAACTCGAAGACCAACTCGAAACTCTCGTCGATGTAGGCGTGTTGCATCAAGCCTCACCTGCCAGTGGACACACATGCGGACGGAGGACGCACGTTGGACGGGCCGTGATGTCGACGGCATCCGCGCAGGAGCGGCACATGGTCGTCTCCGGCTTGGGGATGGTCAGCGTCGCGGTCGGATGGCCGGACGCCAGCATGATGCAGTCGCATCCGGTCGTCAGCCACCGCCAGCACTTGATGGATCCCTTGTCGAGGGTGATCAATGCCGCGCGATAACCCACGTTGCCGTACTCGTCCTGCGCCCAGAACTCGCAGACCAGCGCCCCCGACGCCCCAGCGGGCATCGGGAAGCACCAGTCGTCCCCGTCGTGCGTCAGGGGGAGGACATCCGTTCCCTGGACCCTCCCCCACATATCCGTCACGGTCATGGTCAGTCTGTCGCCGTGACCTTGATCACGTAGGTCTTACCGCCGTCCACGGGGTTCGGCGTCAACTCGATCTTGGTGATGACAGGCGCTCCGGTATCGACGGTGACGGTCCTCGTGACGGTCGAGACCTTGCCGGCGGAATCCGTTGCCGTGACGGTGATGGTGTTCGCACCCTCGGACAGGTCCACGACCTGCGAGAACGCGCCGCCGGTGCCGACGGTCGGGTTGTAGGTCTTGCCTCCGCAGGTGATCTTGATGGTGACAGGCGAGGACGTGACGTCGTTGGTCGTTCCGGTGACGGTCACGGTCGAGGCGTTGGTCTTGAGGCCGTCGGCAGGAGCCGTGATGTTGAGGGTGGGCGGAACGGTGTCCACGGTGAACGTCGAGGACACGGCATCGGACTGGTTGCCGTCGTAGTCGAAACCGTAGACCTGGATGGTGTGCTGTCCTTCGGACAGGGCCGTGGCCGGTGTGTAGGTGCATGTGGCGGTGTTGCCGGAGACGCTGACGGCGGAGGTAGGCAGGGCCGTCGCATCGCCGGAGTCGATCTTGATGTAGCACTTGGCGGGGTTGACTCCCGAGCCGGCATCCGTGACGGTGAAGACCATCGCGGGCTTGCTGTTGGTTATGTAGGACCCGGTTCCGGGCGAGGTGATCGCAGCTGTCGGCTTGGTCTTCTCCAGGACCTTGAGTTTGAGGACGTTCCCCCACGTTGCGTCGGTTGTGTCCACGGTGGTGGTGTTCCCTGCGTCGTCGGTCACCTTGACGACACCGGGATAATAGCCCTTGCCCTTGGCGTTGGCGCCGACTCCGGGGCCGTTTCCGGCGTTATTGCTGCCGGATGTGGCGGTCGGAGCCGTAACGGTCGCAGAATAGACGCCGTCGGACCCTTTTGTGAGGGTGACGGTCTCGCCGTTGATGGCGAACGTGACGGTTTTTATCGTCATGCCTGAAAAGACGAGAGACAGGGTATAAAAACGAAATTCGTGGGGAAGTGGTTTGGGAAATGGTTTATCGCTCAAATCGTGAGGTTCGGATCGTACTCGAAATTGATGATCTTCCCGCCGTCGTAGGTGCATGTGACCTTCAGGTCGGCGAGGTCGACGCTCTTGTCGACTTCCCAGCAGAACGCCATCTTCGCCTTCCCGCCTTCATTGATCTTGATCAGGTCGGGGGTTGGATATGTCGCCTCGCTGTTGGTGAAGGTGAGTGATGTGTGGTCGGGCATTTCGACGGCCCACATTACGTTAAGTTCGTTGTTGTAGAACCCATCGGACACCTTGTCGTTGGCGATCACACAGTCCAGGGCGATGAATTTCTTGCCTTCCGCCGGCGTGTACGTGAAGCTGACGTACTCTCCTTGGTAGGACTCGATCTCTTTCAATTCGTAGTTGTAGCGTGCGTTCTTTTCGGTGACCGCCGAGCCGAACGCCGCGAAACAAATGAAACCGATGACCACGACAGCCACGATTCCGATTATGACCTTCTTTGAGACCATGGCTGCATCCAGACCCTACAAATCTTATAATGCTTCCGACGATTGCCTGGCTGCGACCTCGTGCCGGCAGGGGGCCGCGGGGCATATCGAGACCACACTGCCGGCGATCATCTCGTTCCTCTCATCGTTGCGCGATATGTGCTGTCGTATGTTTCCTCGATGTAGGTCGTCGAGTACGTCCTCGGCTCCTCCTGCGTCCATCTCCCCGGGATCATGACCGTATCGCCGAGGTCCATGGCGGGATCTCCGCGCCAGTCCGTCTCGGTCTCCTCGTCATAGAGCCGACCGATCAGGCGGGTCATGAGCGCCGTGGCGCGTGTCGACGTGGTGATGAGCGGATTGCCGGAGATCTGGAGGACGGTCTTGCCCTCGGTCGGATCCGTGCGCAGGTCCTGCTCGACGTAGTAGGTCTTGGTCCCCTGCCCTTCCTGGACCACGTAGCCTATCTGGACATAGTTGTAGCGCTTGGATTGCTTGGGGGATGGCCACGTGTAGATCGTGGTCACGGGTGCCGTTCCGTAGGTCCCTGCGGGCCACTCCGTCGTGACTTTGATGGAGCCTTGGCGGTCGGGGACGCAGAATATCGCGTATGCTTGCTGGATGGTAAGGAGGTCGTCGGCAATCGACGACTCGTCGCTGAACGTGTAGGCGCCGTCGGGCATCATCTCGTAGATGGATGTGTCCACGATATGCGGGACCGAGTAGTCGGTCAGGAGGTCGTCCAGCGTCTTGCCGATGGACTGCTCCGCCGACATGGTCCATGCCACGAATAGTTCCGACAGGACCCACCGCGCGTCGAACGCCGTTATGTCCAGCCGCGTCTCGGATGAGTTGCGCTCGCCGATCCAGTAGCGTCCGCAGGGGACGGTGTAGCGTCTGCCGGCGTCGTTGATGACGGTGAAACTCAAACCGAGGAGGTTCCCGATGCGCAACTCGTCCAATCTCGACGTCGGATTGTCCGGGTCGAACGACCCCGTGACGTTGAGGATGGACAGGTCCAGTTCGCTCATGGGTGCGGACTGCTCCGTCGGATCCATCTCGCGGATGACCGTGACCTCGCCCGCCACCTCGCTCTTGGACAATGTGACGGACGCCCCGAACTCAACTTCGACAACGCGGACATGACGGTATGGCGCATCAAGCGTGAAGATGACGACCTCGATGGTTTGGTATGTCTGGACCTCTGCGACCTCGATGTACCCAGAATGGCACGAGAACGCCTTTTCCACGGACGTTTCTCCGTTTGTGAATACCGCCTTGGCGGATGTGACTGTCGGACCCTCGGTGTACACCCTCAATGCCGAGGTGTGGGCTTGCGACAGCGAGATCGTGAAGACGAAGCTTATGGCGCCCTGCGCGTCGGAGATGCTCTCGGACCAGATTCCTGCCTCGGGCGGATAATGGACCGCTTGGAGCGGAGGTGCGATCATCCCCGCGTCCACTGCGGTCTTGATGCCGTAACCCTCGAACGTTGCGAGTTCCGGTGTCAGATAATAGATGGCATCTGTGACCTGCGCAGTGTTGCTCATGGGCAGGAACGACCCGCCGACGGCTGTGATGTCGTCGGCGGCGGTATTGTCGATGCCGGTTCCGATGGACAGATACACGTCGATCTTGCGGTTGGGGGATGCGGCGGCATCGGAGTAGCCGTCTGGCATGTCCTGCATGTCAGGCCTCCACGAACTCGAACACGACGTCGTAGTACTGGAACGTGGTGCCCTCGAACCTGCCGTAGCCTTTGATCTCCGGCGAGGACCCACGGTAGAACGTGCCGTACTTGACGGTGTCGTCGAAGATGTCGAGGTACCGCATCGAGAACGTGTTGGCCGATGTGGCGCTGACGACGGCGTTCTTCTCCTTCGCCGTCAGGCCGTGCCATTCCGCCTTGATGTTCGTCTTGACGGTGATGCGCTCCTTGATGAGGTTGCCGAGGGTATTCCTGTCGGCCTTGGACAGCTCCTCGGGGACGGAGGTGTAGGCCATGTAGGCCGGGTCCGGGAACTCGATGTAGGAGCCGGTGGAGTTGGCTGCGAGGACGCTCATGCCCTTGACCCCCTGCGCCTGGATTCGGTCTGGAGCGGGTCGTACACCGCCCTGGCGATCTTGCGCCCGTCGAGGTTGACGACCAGCTCGATGGGTCCTGACGACTGCCTGCCGGCCCCGCCCATCTCGGAGATGGCGGACTTGACCGCGTCTTTCATCAGGCTCACAGGAGAGACGACCTCGTACTCGCGGGTGTTGTCGCCGAGGATATAGGGCATCGGATTGTTGGGTGCGACCGCTCCTCCGGATGCGAGGCCGAGCGCGCCCTTGATCTTGCTGGTGACCTTGCCGGGGATGGATGTGATGCCTCCGATAGGGTCCTGGACGAACGATGTGACTCCTCCGACCGCGCCCTTGATGCCTTCGAGGATCTTGTCCTTGATGAACGTGGCGATCTTGCCCATGGTCTCGGTGAAGCGGTTCCACAGCTCGATCCAGTCGAATCCGGTGGCATCGGTGAGCTTCTGAAGGATCCAATCTCTCGTTTCGCCCATCGCATCGGTGAATCCCGTCCATAGCCCTCCCCAGTCGAAGCTCAACACGTCCGTGAGCTTTCCGAGAAGCCAATCCTTGAGGCCTCCGAGGGTCTCGCAGAAACCATTCCATAGACCGCCCCAATCGAACGATAGGATGGGATTGAGGACGTTGTCCCTGAACCAATCTCCGGCTCCTCCGAGGGTCTCGCAGAAGCCGTTCCACAATCCACCCCAGTCGATGTTCAGGATCTTGTCCGTGACGTTCTTCTTGAACCACTTGGGGATCTTTCCTAGTGTCTCGCAGAACCCGTTGTAGAGTCCTCCCCAGTCGATGCTGGTGAGCTCCTTGACGATGCCTTTGATGTTGAGCTTCTCGCCCAACTTCTCGCCCAGCTTGGAGGCCTCCTCCATGCCGTCCTTGAGCTTGTCGGCCTGCTCCGCATCGCCGGAATTGGACATGTCGAGCGTGTTCAGCTTGTCGAAGCCCGCCAGCCCTGCGGATGTGGCCTCGACGACCTCGCCCATGGAATCGGCCGCATCCTTCGCCGACTCGGACGACGATTTGAAGACGTCTCCGAATCCGAGGAAGTTGGCGAGGGTGTTGATGCCGCTCTTTATCCACTCGACGACCTGCTTGAGTCCGTCGATGACGGGCCGGATCATGCCCTTTATGATCCCCCATATGAATGAGCGTAGTATGCGGATCTTCTCCAGGATCCATGTGATGCCGTCCACGACCTTGGAGACGACCGTCATGATGCCGTTGACCAGCGGAGCCGTGAAGGACCCGATCGTGGTCTTCAGCTTCTTGACGCTCTTCTGCATCTGCCCCGCAGCCTTGGAGTAGCCTTTCGGGTCGAACATCCGAGCCGTGTCCTTGGCGAACTGCCAGGCGACCTTGGCGACCTTGGCCGCGATGGCCACCAGCGCACCGATCACACCGAGCTTGAAAAGCTTGGCCATCCCGGACGACTTGCCGAAGGCTCCGTCGATCTTGCTGGAGGACTCCTGCCATGTGTCGGACACCTTTTTGAACGTGGGCGAGATGGCAGACAACTTGGAGTTGAACTGCCCCCATTTGGACTGCGACTTCTCCGATTTGTCGGCGGTCTGGTCGAGCTTGCGGTCGACCGCGTCCATGTCCTTCTCGAAGGACTTGGTATCGGCCGTGACCTTGATCTTGATCTCATCTGCCATGTGATAACCTCATGAGCTTGGCGATCTGCTGGCGCTGGGCCATCAGCTGGCGCTCCTCCTCGGCACGACGCTCCAGGTCGGCCCACTCCCTCTCGGTGTAGAACGGCCGCAGGACGCGAGAGGTGTCGCCCCCGCCGATGTTGATGCCGATGCCCGCGCAGATGGACAGTGAGAGCGATACCAGCTCCTCCCTCCTCCGCTCGCGCTTGAGCATCGCAGCCTGCCAGATGAGGGATGGCGGCAGAGAGGGATCCATGCCCTCTGACACTGCCACCAGCCTCGTTAGCTCTCTCACTCCCCCTGTGCCGGGGAACCCGTAAACCCCATCAGCTTGGAGTTCTGCACGATGTCTCCCATCGTGGTGATGTCCACGCCCTGCTCCAGGGCATCCTTGTAGTCGCGGAAGCCGAGGAGCATGGACATAAGGTTGAGGTCCGTGAACCGCATCTTCTCCATGCGCTGGAACAAGTCGAGGATGGACCAGTCGGGATGCTCCTCCTCGTATGCGCAGATGGCATCGATGTCGAGGTCGATATCCCTCTCGGTGCCGTCGGCGAGGGTGACGAGGGTCACTCGGTCGCCTCCGGGATCTCCTCTGCCGCGTCCACCCACATGGGATAGAGGTGCAGGGATTCGATCATGGTGATCTTCTTGCCGGGCTTGTATACCGCGCCAGTTCCGTCCTCGCGGGTGTTCCACGCATAGAACGCCTTGCCGTCGGGGACGGGGCCGTCGTATGCCTTGATGACGATCTCGGCTCCGATGCGGTGCTTGGTCATGGTCATGCGACCGCCCCCTGCTGTCCGTCCTCATATGTGAGCATTAGAGTCTGGGTGATCTCCCCCACGGTCAGAGCAGACTGCGGGATGATGGTCAGTATGAAGTCCTGCTTGGAGGACACTGCACCTGCGCCGAAGCGGTAGGAGAACTGGCCCTTGAAGCTGACCTGTTTCTTGAGCTGGGAGTAGACGACTTTCCATTCGTAGACGGTCTCCTCGTCCATGGCGAGGATCAGGTCCATGTTGGAGTCCGTCACGCCCGCGGGCATAGCGTTCATCGTGAACTCCAAATCGGAGCTCCAGTCGGGAATGTCACGGATATATTCCTTCATCTCGGAGGTCAGGTGGGTCACGTCGATCTTCTCCGCGCTCTGCCCGATCTCGGGCACGGCGCTCACCTCCTTGATCTCCTTCCAGTCCGTGCTCTGCTTCACGTAGAGCTGGACGCCTTTGGCGGATACTGCTTCTGACATATGATCTCCTCATGCGAAGATTCTCCCGCGCGTGTCCATCAGCCCTCCGATGGTCAGATTGACGCGGTAAAGGTGGTTGGGCTCCTCGTAGATGCCGGAGAAGCCGGTGGATTGGATGTTGTAACGGGATAGAGCGTCGAGGACGTCCATCGCGGTCTTGCGCGCAACAGATGGCGAGGATGCGAGGATGCCCACGGAGTAGGTGAGACGGACGAGGACCTCGGAGCCGTCGGGTCCGACCTGCTCCGGTGTCCTGCCGATCATGTCGATGACGGCGTAGGGTCCCTTGGGGGACTTCTGCGGCCATGCGAGGTAGGCGGAGCCTACCACACCCTTGATGATGGATAGGATGTGCTCGGTAGGGTCTATCATGCCTCGAACTCCTCCTTGATGCCGTCCTTGATGATCTTGACGAAGGCCCTGCGATTGTCATAGAGCGCGGGGCGCATGAACGGTCTGGCGGGCTGGCTGACGGCGACCTTGAATGGCCCCTCTGGGTCGCCCGTAGGATAGACCCATGAGGACTTGGACGTGTGCGGTATCTCCGGGTCGCCTTTGGGTCCGGTGCCGTACTCGATGAAGAGCGCGTAGGACACGTCCGTGCGGATGCCGACCGACACGCCCTCCTCCGGATGCTCCACGAATGAGTTGTAGCCGTCGTCCGTCTCAATGGAGTTGCGCAGGAGGCCCGTGTCCACAGCCTGGTCCGTGAGCTTCTGTGCGGCGGTAGTCCGCATCTGCTCCTGGATCTTGTCCGCGCACCGTCTCTCGATGATGCCGTCCAGATCCACCATGCTGCGAAGCTTCCTCTGCACGTCCTCGGCGTCGACCTCGATCCTCATATCGGCCTGACCTCCAGGTTCTGACTGCCTGGATAGTCCAGACAGGACACGATCTCATAGGTCGGCTCGGTGGAGCCCGCAGGCCCCATCCTGTCGCCGAGGACGAACGGATGTGCGAACGACACGACGGCCCTCCAGCGGGTCTCGGAGTCCGAAGTCCCCGAGTCGGACTGGGTCCGACCGGAGGACAGGGGTGAGAAGCCGATGAAGATGACCTTGGGCTCACGCACATAGGATGGCACGGCATCGCCGGTCTCGGAGTCCGTGGACTCGACCCTGCGATACCGCAGCATGCGGCGGAGATCGGTTGCCAGACACTGCATCGACACCGACCACCAGCTTCCATGCCTTGATCTCGCGCTCGATATCCGCGGGCATGGTCGCCTCCGGATACTCGCGCTCGACCTCGCCGTCCTTGACGTGCTTGGCACCCTCGCCGCCCTCCATGTTGGACCACATCACCGCGATGCGCGTGATGATGGAATCCGCACGGGCTCCGGGATCCGCACTGCGATGGGTCACGGAGAGGAAATAGTCCCTCGAATCCTCCAGGAGCATCGTCAGATACTCGTCGGATTTGTCCGTGAGGGTCCTCCTGGTGCGGAGACGGGATAGACGGCGGAGGGTGTCGGTGTCCATGCGATCAACTCGATTTCTTTCCGCACTGGGCGTAGATGCCGCTTGCGCCGGAGTTCTTCTCCACGATCACATCGTGGTAGAGCCTGTACATCAGAGAGTCCGCATCCTTGGACTGGTTGATGCTCGCGTCGATGAACTTGGGCTCGCTGAAGACGGTGACTCCCTGGGCGCATCCGGGTGCGACGATGACGAAGTAGATGTCCTGTGCGTCGGTGCCGGGTGCGATGCCGCCCTTGTTGCCGGAGGTGGCCCCGGGGGTGTTGTAGGAGTAGATGGTCTTCATCCTTGCAGACGGGACCCACACGATGGGGTTGCCGTCGATGGACTCGGTGGTGAGGTCGATGTTGGGCACTCCGGAGATCTGCTTGACCTTGGTGTACTCGCTGGACTCGCGGAGGACCGATTTCATGTTGTTGTTGAGGTAGATGGTGCTTCCGGAGTCCACTCCGCGCTCCTCGTAGATGGTGTCGAGTCCGACTCCGATCTTGGAGAGGAGGTTGGCCTTGGTGGGTGCGGCGGTCTCTTCGACCACGTGGGATGCCAGTGCGGTCTTGGTCTTGGAGACGGCTCCGCTGAGTCTGGTCGCATCGATCTCGGGGATGACCTGGAGCCTCATGAGCTGGGCCGCTGCTGCGGCGGTGCTTGCGAGTCCGTCGGTCTGGACCTTGTCCTTGCGGTCGATGTCGATCTTGATTCCCCTGTCGTATGCCAGGGTGTAGTCCGTCCACTCGATGGTGGCGGCTCCGACGGGATATCCCTTGACCTTGTCATAGTCTCCGAGTCCGTCGGTGGACATGGTGGGGAGCTTGGCGGTCGCCGAGCCGTTGAAGGCCTGGACGATCTCCGAAGATGCATTCATCCCCGCCGTTACGCTTTCTTTCTTAACGATCTCGTCCATCTTGGTGGAGATCATCTTGACGATGGTGGTGATGGAGTTGTCCACACCACTGCCTGAGTATGTCGCTGCCATGTGATCATCTCTTAATGCCCATGAGGCGATCGAGCATGCTGCTCATTTCGTCCTCCTTGGTCGGGCCGGCACCCTGTCCTGCCGGAGGGGTGCCCCGATTGAGGCTCTCGCTGACCTGTCTGGCCACGAGATCCGAGACGGACTTGGAGAACGCGGCGATGTTGGCATCCGTCTGATCATCGGAGTCTCCGATGAGGTTGCCTGCGAACTCCACAGGAAGCCCCTGTTTGGCGAGCTCGCCCTGCGCTCTGGTGACGGCCAGGGTACGCTTGAGCTCCGCGAGCTCGGTATCCCTTGCCTTCACCTTCTGCTCATACTCGGCCTTGACGCGCTCCTCCCCTTCAAGCTGGGCGATGCGGGCCTGCTCCGCTGCCTCGTCGGCGCGGGTCTTGTCCTCGCGATCTCTCCGCTCCCTCTCCGCTTTGAGACGCTGCGACACGATCTTGTCCACCTCGTCCTGGGTGAAGGTCTTGAGCTCGGGTTGGGGTTCTCCCCCTGTGCCGGTACCGTCGATGTTCTCTTTTCCGTCTGTCACGGGTACAACCCCCCCTTGGGGTGGTTAAAACGACGAGGATAGGGGTATAAAAACGAAATTCGGGATTAAGAGGTTTCAAGGGGTTTTTCAGTCCTTCTTCTTGAATTTAGGCTTGTACTCGATGCCGTCCTTCCTGCCGGGTCCGAGATGCGTGTACCACTGCTCGTAGGTGTAGTCATGCGGGACGGGGACCATCTCTCCTGTGGCACCGTCGCGGATCGCCCTCGGTGCGGAGAGCTTCTCGATGTCCTTGCCGAGATAAGCCACTGTGGTGCATCTGCAGTTGGGGTGCATCGGCGGATAGTTGACTCCGACCTGCGCCTTGTCGCGGTCGAATATCTTGCCGTCGAGCCGACCGCATACCGGACACGTGCGCTCGTCATAGGATGCCATGAAGCGATATTGGCTCACGCCGTGCTTCTTATAGGCCTCCATGTGGGCCTCGCCCGCCGTCTCGGTGATGACGGTCCGGGCCTCGCGCTTAGATCTGAACCTCATGGCTCCCTTGATGTCGTCCACGCTTTTTGAAACCATGTCCGGCGGGAGGCCGCGGAGCATGGAGTTTATGACCGTTTTGGACGAGAAATCGACGAGAGGGTCCATGTACCGCCGTGCATCGGGCAGGTCGAACACGGAGTCCACGATGACCTGCACGCGGCCGCCTTTGATGGCGTCGACCGCCCACCCCATGCCCGTCTCCTTCTGGAGGACGAACATCCCGCGATAGTAGCCGTCCTTCGCGACCTCGGAGAGGATCCTCGCGGTCGTGTAGAGCATGTCGTCGAGAACGGCGTAGCAGTTGAGACGCGCTAGCGTCCTTATGGCGCGGATGTTGGTCATGCGGTGATGGGCGATCTGCCCCACGATGCTCTTCCATATCGTTTCGCGGTAGCGCTCCGGGACCGCCTTGAGAAGCGCCTGCATCCTGATGATGGTGGCGGAGGCCGCGAAGCCGTTGAGGAAGATGGCGGCGGGCTGGTCCGCGTACCTCTCGCGCTCCATCATGGCGCGGACGTCCGAGATCAGCCCGTCGATGGCGCGGTTGGTGATGCGCGAGAGGGACTTGGCGAGGGGCGTCATGTTGCCCTGGTAGCTCGCCACCTCCCTCTCGATGTCGTCATTCCAGGACGGGGCCTTCGCCATCGTCCTCGTCCTCGTCATCCATCGGAGGGTTCTGCATCCTGCCGAGCGACCTCGTGGCGTCGTCCTCGAAGGACATGGCGTCGGAGGACGATGCGGACGACGCCTCCTCCTCGACCAGCTCCGCCTCCTCTATCGGGTCGGGAATGGCGGAGATCTGCATCCTCGCGGTCGCCTTGGACATGATGCCGGAGGACGTGAGCTGCGTCAGGGCGGTCGCCATGTAGGACAGGTCCTGCGGAGCGTTGAACTGGAATATGATGTCCATGCTCTCGATGTCCGTCCTCGGCTCGTACCCGACGGACATGGAGGGGTTGTTCATGCGGTAGTCGTAGAGCTTGACACGGCGGATGAAACCCTCGCGGAAGCGCGCGGTCTTCTCCGCCATCATCTGATCGGTGCCGAACATCTTGTAGGCCATGGCGATGCCCGACGCGTTGCCCGCGAACTGCTCGTCGGACAGGTCGGGGACCATGGCGAACTTGTGGATGTCGTTGGCGTACTGGTCCTGCAGGACCTGGATGCCCGCCTCGTCCATGGTCTTGGTGAGCCATGTGGCGGTGGTGTCGTCGTCGCCCTGTAAGACGCGGGTCTTCTTCAGGAACTCCTTGCCCTGCTCGATCTCCTCCGGTGTGGCGCCGATGATGGAGCCTTGAATGAAGAGCATGGTCTGGGCGAAGGCGTCCTTATCGTCCTGTCTGTCGGACAGGAGCGAGTTGTAGGCATCCTGCAGGTCCATGATGCCCTCGAAGTCTCCGAGCATGTCCCGTGAGTTGCGATACTCGATCAGAGGCACGCGTCCGAAGCCGTGCGGTACGGGGTCCTGTATCATGCGCCAGCCATCGGCGGAGTCGTCGTTGACGGACTCCCACACGCTCATGCTCTGCCGGTCGTACATGTACATCGTATAGTGGATGGTGTCGGCCTCGTCGCGGTAGGAGTAGATGACCGCGCCGAAGACCGAATCGCGCTCCATGTCTCCGGTGTAAGCAACGAATGCGTTGCGAGGGGACACGACGACCGAGTTCGGTTCTGTCTTGTCCTTCGGAAGATAGACGAGCTCGAACGCCTTGCCGTAGATGCTCATGTCGAGAGCGAGCTGGGAGTCCACCGACCATTTGGTCTGGCGGTGCATGAGGTCGATGATCTGCTGGCCGTAGGAGTCGTTCTCCGCGCAGACGTACTTCGGCTGGTTGCCGACCATGTATCCGCGGAGGGCTTTGGAGATGTACGCGCAGAAGTTGGAGACGATGCGGTTGCCGTCACGGTCGGGGAAGTCCTGGTCCCCGATGTAGTAGCGGTAGAGCGTGTCGTAGCGCGACTTCTGGCCGATCCAGTCCACGAATGCGTTGCGGACCGTCCTCGGCGTGATGTTCTCTTGCGTGACGATGGTTTCAGGCGGTTCTGTTTTCATGCTATCAGTCCTACGATTGGCCTCATGAATGTATATCCGAAGTAGCGAACCGCGTCCATGCGGTCATCGCCGAGTTTGACGGGCTTCTCGATGCCGTTCTCGGCGGCCTTGGAATCCCATGAGTATGTGCGAAATTCTCCCAGAATGTCTTGGAGGGTGTCGTGAAAAACGAGCATTCCCGACCTCATAGCCTCGCGGATATACTCGATCCCGGGCAGTACGTCGTTCTTGGCCTTGCGAACATTGAGGCCGTGCTTGACGAACTCGTCACGGAGGGTCCTCGCAGCCGGATCTATGGCCACCTGGATGCGATTGGGGTCGGCCCCGATGCGTCTGCACACATCGAGGAATCCGCAATAGTGGTCATAGGTCGTCTTCCCACTGGCCTCGTCGAAGTACTCGGCGCAGATGCGCCAGTCCCTGCGGTTGCCCTTGAATGTTCCGCCGAAGACCATGACGGTCGGATGGGTGGCTCCGAAATCGATGGCGCAGTAGCGCACATCCACATCGGAGATGTCGAACGGACGGAACGAGGACTCCGCGAGGATCGGATAGACGAGTCCTTCCGCCACGCATCTCTCTCCGAGCACGTATCTGCGATAGAGGTAGGATCCTTCGGGATATTGCGCCTTGAGGGATGCGATCATCTGCTCCGTCATGATGGGGTTGTCTTCGAGGGTGAAGTGCCACCAGTGATATCCGCCGAGGGCATTCCGCTCCTCTTCGGTCATCGCGTCGTACCGGTCGAGGAAATCGCGGTATATCCACTCGTTCGGTGACCCCGGATTCAACGTGAAGAAATGCCGACGGTCCCTCGATGCAACGGTACGCTTCAGTGCCTCGACGACGAACTCCCTGTCGTGCATGTTGATCTCATCCGCGAACCATCCGCCGTAAGACTGACCGCGCAGGGCCATGTAGTCCTTGATCGTGGATGCTCCCTGTACGATGATGACCTTGGGGGTCATCGTGCCGTCCTTCTCCTTCACGCGGAACGTTATCCCCCACTTCTTGCCGACCTGATGATACTCCGATCCCGGGATCATGTTCAGGAGGCCGAAATCGTTGAGGATACAGTTCTGTTCGATTGTTCCCATCGTCCTCCCGGACATCAGGAATCTGGTCTCCTTGGACTGCCGGACGTACAGCGAGAATGCCACCAATGCGATGACGGTCTTGGACGATCTGACCGCTCCCTCCCACACGGTCAGATAACCGGTGGACGATGCGATGGACTCCAACGCCTTCCGGTTCCTCACGGGGTCCGGATGCGGCAGGATCGTGACAGCTTCCGCCGTCATGTCTTCTCCTTGAGCAGGTCCAGCGCCTTTTCGAGATAGTCATCGACAGGGCTGGCCGGGACTCCGAGGACGGCATCGCGCGATAAGCCGGTGCAGTCTATCAGCATCTTGATCCCGTCCTTGTACAGCTTCAGATACTGGACCTCCTGCCAGGTCTTCTTGTCGGGTTCCTGCGGCGATTCCTTGGCCTTCTTGTAGCCGACCTTGGCGATTGCGATGTACGTCAGGAGCTCCTTCGCGGTGCGCTCCTTCGTGAGCGCTTCGAGGGACGTATCCGGGGGTGTGTCCTTTGTTTCGGGCGGTGTGTCCTTTGGTGTGTCCTTTGGTGTGTCCTTTGCATCGGACACGGGCTTGCTTTTGACGCGCGCGCGTGCGGGTGTGGGCTTGGGTGCCGTCTGTGTTTTGTCTTTCGGATCGGACTCTGTGTCCTTCGACTCGGCACGCTTGAGGATCTTCCTGACGGTGGACTTGTTCACGCCGGTGGTCCTCTCGATCTCGCCGAGACTGTAACCGGACTCGTGCAGACGGATGACTTCGGCCTCGGTTAACGGGTCCGTGCGTGCCTTCGGCATCGTCAGACCTCCTGAGAACAATGGTGCGCAGAGGTCGGAATCGCACCGCCCTCTGAATCCTGGGAGGAATCCGTGTCGCTACAACACTTCCTGCGCGATTCCATATCCGTCTCCGCTCTATTTCTCTTTTCCCCTCTGTACATCCCCGCCCCGATCTCGTCTATCTTCGAGAACGGGATGATCGGGACCGTGAGTCTGTCCCGTGCGGTGGGGTCGATGAAATAGATGTAGCGGAGCATGAACCCCTCGGCGAACGAGCATCCCAACCCCACCCATTGATGTCTCGTCCTGTATCCCGGAGGAACTCCGCACAGATGCGCCGCTCTCCTCGATTCGGTTCCGAGCGGGATGGTCTCCAACGTAGCGGCCGCAACGGTGGAACCGTCGGGAAGCCTCAATATCGTCTTGTTACGGGTTATCCCCGTGAGGACGAAGTTGGATGCGCGGTATATCGTCCCGTCTCCACATTGGCATCCGTCGGCGAATGAGACTATCCATTTGATGTGAGGTGCATTCTTCCGGATCATCCTTATCGCCTGTGCTATGCACCTGCTCTCGGAGTTCTTCGGGAGATAGTCGTCGAAGGCCATCCTGTTGAGCTCGATGAACTCGTTCCAGCCTGTACCCCTCACCAGCCCTTGCAGTTTGGATTTGTCCATGGACAGCCCGAAGGACATGACACCATGGAGCTTCCCGTCCAGAAACGCACCAATGTGGAGCTGGGAGTTCTGGACGACCTTTCCGCTGTAATGGTGTGCCTTGATGAAGGGCGTGGCCACCGACGAGGGGATGACCTTGCATATCACGTCCTTTGCGCCAGCCATTGACGGCACACCTCCGAGATCTTGAATCCGCTGAGTGTTCCGATCTCCTCTGAATCCTCCTCGGGGATGCTGTTGAGTGCCTCACGGACGATGGCAGCCTGTTGATTCGTAAGGATGAATGCAATGCGCTCGGTCTCTCCCTTCTCCCCTTCCGGGAGCATGAAATCCTCGCCCATCGCATCATCAAGGTCAACACATTCATCTCCGAATCCGACATCGAAGCCGAGGTCGTCTACATCGAAGTAATCGTCCAGATAATCGAGTTCTTCCTGCAGGAGGTCGTCGTCCCATTCGGCCAACTCCCCGATCTTGTTGTCTGCGAGCCTGTATGCTCTCGTCTGCGCTTCGGACAGATCGGAAGCGACCACCACGGGGACCTCCTTCAATCCCAGGAGCTTCGCCGCCTTGAGGCGGGTGTGTCCTGCGATGATGACCAGGTCCTTGTCCACGATGATCGGATTCTTGAACCCGAACTCGGTGATGCTGTTCGCCAATGCCTCGACAGCACCGTCGTTCCTCCTCGGGTTTTTTTCATAAGGTTTGATGCACCCGGTGGGCATCCACTCAATCTCTGTCCGATTCACGGTTAACCCTCCGTTTAGGTGATGAAAAGACGAGCCGGGAGGTATAAAAACGAAATTCGGAAAAACGGAGGAAAAAGGTTTGTCCGACATGGCACAAAAACATCCTCGTCATGTCGGGGTTTGCGAGGTCGACCGCTGTGTTTCATCAATGTGCCGACAAACCAGCATCGTTTTTGTCCGATATACATCATCACATCAGCTCCCAGACGGCGAGATGGCAGGACGTGTCCAGGCGCTTGCGACGGATATATCCCAACCACTTGAGACGGTCGAGCGCCGCGGCGATGTCAGCGTCATGGCGGTTCCTCCCCATCGCCTCCTCGATGTCCTTCATGGTCATGGGTCTAGTGCGGAGATGCCTCACGATCTCCTGCTCGATGGGCGTCAGCGGCTGCATGACACCTCTGTCCATGCCCATGCGATGCCTGCGAGCCATGCTGATGCGCCTGCGACGATACCCCCGGGCGTGCATGTGACTGCAAGGATGGAGACGACCGTCGCTCCGAGGACGATGACGGCGGATGCGAGGATGCGGTCTTCGCGGTCTGTCATATCCACTTCCTCCTCTGCTTCACGTTCCACCTGCCTATGGCCTCGATCCGCGACCGATACATGCGGGTGTGTCTTCCGCAGTAGATGCACTGGACGCGGTAGCGGTAGTTCGTCCAGTCGTGGAGGTCCGGGTCGAACTCCTTGGTGACTATGGGACACACTCCGTCAGAGCATCTTTTGCATGGGAGGATATGGGCATCGCTTAGGGGGGTCCTCTCCGTCTCGGTCATCGACCCTCCACTCCCATCCGCTCTGGTCCAACGCCTCGTCCATCGCGTCCCTGCGCTTCGCCACCAGGTCCCAATCTCCCGATCCTATCGCCGCGAGGTAGTAGTGGAAGCACGTCTGCAGCTTCTTCCGCTTGTCCTCCGGCATGGTCGCTCCGGTCAGGATGTCGTCGATGCACAGCGCGTAGTCCATCGCCCTGCGATGGGCACGGCGTTCCCGTTCCATCTCGTTTTGAAGTTTGCAGCCATTGAAATAAAGGATGCTCGCGCAGATGATGGCGAGTATCCCAGACATCAGTGTGATCCAATCCGCCATCCATCTCACCTCTCCCTCGTTCCCGATGCGTAGCTTCCGCATCCGAACCCCTCCGGGTCCCATCTGATCAGACAGCCGTTGTGTCTGCAATACGGTGTCAATCCGCGCCACGTCAGACTGTCGCACTCGTAGCATGTGAACCAGTCGCGGCTCATGAACGCGTGGATCTTGGCCATCGCTCGTCCACCTCGAACATCATCGCTCCGACAATGTGCTTCCCATTGAGGACACGCCTGGTGCCGGGCTTGGGGCCTTCGCTCATGACGGTCCTGTCGTTTGCGATGGCGTTCTCGATGTAGCAGAGTCTTTCCTGCGCCTCCTTCTGTGTCCCATAGATCTCGTCGATGACGAGGATGCTCTCGTGCGTCGGATAAACGCAGACGCGCCATTGAGTCATTCCCCCATCTCCTCCCTTATCCACGCCTTCATCTCCTGCGTCCCTTGGATGACCGCCTCCTCGAACTGGAGGTCCCCGGCATACCACGCCGTGTCCATCAGGAGGTCCTGGATCATGCCGACCTTCCTGTCGTACTCCTCGGGCATGAGACCTCTGATGCGGTCCAATGCTTCTATCGCGGTTGTGAGGGCGTTCCAGGTGATGTCCACCTGATCGAGTTCATCGGTCATTCGTCATCCTCCCGGGTCAAATCGTCTGCCATGCACCTGCACTGCTTGGCCAGTTCCTTACGGTCGGGGTAGTTGTCGGAGCAGACCGTCCACTGGATCGCGTACAGCAGCTGGTCCATCGAGACCTCCAGCTCCGCTCTGGCCGTCGGCGTCAGATCCCCGAGGGTATTCGTTGCCATCCTCAACAGATGCAGTGCGATCCATTGCAACTCGGGCAGACGTTCGATGTCGGGATCCTCGATCATCTCGTCGATGATGTCGGACTGATTCTTGGAGATCTTCATCGGACCATCCTCCATCTGGCCGTGAAGTGGTCGTCGCACAACTCGACGATGTGACCGTTGGCCTTCGGTCCGAGCCTGTCGGTCGGCTCTCCTGCGACGATGCGCTTCTTGTCGTTCATCCAGAAATTGAATTCCGGTGCGATCTCGCACTGGCAGATCTTGCCGGCACGCATATCGGCCAGCGCATCCTCAAAGGACAGGTCCCACTCGGGCTTGATGTCGGCGCCGGCGAAGAGATTGCTTATCTGCCACGGCTCCGTGGTCCAGGGGAAGTACCGTATCATCAACTCTCCCCCGGGGTTCAGAGCATAATCGATGTCCCCGCAGGTGATGATCTTCCTGCGGAGCAGTGCGAGCATCGCCTCCTTCTGCGTCAGTGTCATCTCTCCTCCTCTCCCTTCTTCACCACGGCGACCTTGATGATCGCGCTGTTCCGTACGAAGACGTCCTTGATTTCTCCGGTCCTGTCCATCACCGTGTAAGACTTGGGCTGGAGCATCACGTCCCTCGCATCCCCCTTGGCCTCCACGTAGTCGTTGTACGAGCGGGAGAAAGACTCGCCCGTCACGAGCGTGAACACGAGTTTGTATGCGCTCATTCCTTGCCCCTCCCGAACGCTTTGGCGAGGTCGGGCCATCCCATGCACTCGCACATCCTCTTATCCTCTCTCGCGTCTCCTGACGGCCCCTGCATGTGTAAGACGGAGAATCTGTCAGCCATGAGGACGGAGATTGCGGATGGTGTCTTCATTCGGACTTCTCCTCCTTGTTCTGGGAGTTCATGGCGTTTCCGAATGCCTCGTATAGTCTGCCGAGTTCGTATCCTGCACGGAAATCGTTCCCCTTCTCCAGATTCTTCACGGTTTCGTCGATCTGGCGGATCACATTGGCGGCGAGACTGTTACTGATCACGACGCTCATTCGCCCACCATCCTGATGACATAGACCGACTCTATATGCT